TAGATGCCAAAGACTCATCCCCACCAGGGATACCCTTAGCAAAACCTTTTAAGTCACCCTCTGCAGCAAATGCTCTCATCTTAGACGCTGACATACCTTCGGCACCTTCAGCATCAGGATCTCTAGCACCAGCAGACGTGACCTCTAATCCTTCTTCAAAGTTATATGCTACACCGTTATACTTTTCTAGTAGTGAACTGAATTCAGACACCCTATCATCACCAACTATCATCTTAATAGCAGTATAACCTTCTTCATTTAATGCATTTAATATATCAAAAATGTTACCCATCTTCTCATCATTCTGAATAGCATCAGAATGCTCAGGAAACATCTTCTTCATAAAGTTAATCTTCTCAACTGGTTGAAGAGGATTCTGTTTTGGATCCACCTTACGTGATGGATAAATTCTATACTCTCCTGTTGATTCAGAAGCCACCTTATCAAATACTTTAGCGTGACCAATGGTAGGAGGATTGAAACGACCAAATGTCATTGCAACTTCACCTTTATCTTCTACACTACCGTTAGCTTCATCTTCTTCATATCCAGTAGCAGCATCTTGTTGTACAACCTCTGCCTCCTGTGGATCAACAGGTACCAGTCTTTGACCGCCCTCTGATTTAGCAACTATAGTACCAGATCTGTCTGCATAATAGCCGTGACCAACGTGTGACAGACCTCTCTTAGCAGCGGTCTCTCCAGCAACAGTCCTAGCTTCAGCAATGAAGTTAGTAAATTTCATCTAATCTAACGTCGTTTCCTCTATCTATTTATTCATCCCCAGTTCTTTGCTACCGTGAAATTCGACTTAGAGAATTCCATTCTATCTACTAACTTCAAAGAAGTACCAGATTTTATAGCAACAAATCCTTCTGGAGCAGTGACCCTATACCCATCGTCTGTACGAATAAAGGTACCAATGTCCTGTACTTTAGACAGTTTCTTGACTACCATATTCTTAGCAGAAATGAGGTTTAAATAAGAAGCCACAGTCATATATATGGCTCTATTATATGTCTTGATAAATTTCAATCCATCTGCCTGTACCTTCTCCCACTTACCTTTAGCACTAGCAGTCTTAACTGAATTGATTTGTTTAGTAAGTGCTTGCTGATAATAGTTTGCAAAGTTAGCGGTAACAGCCTTGGTATTTGTAAGGTTGGTACCTGAACGGATGTATGAGTTAAAGAACTGTTTAAACATCACTGCTAACATAAACTTACCCTGACCAGTATCCTTTAGGATATCAAGAAAAGCTGATGCTTGTTTAAGAGATCCACTAGCACGATTAACTGCTGCATTATATGCTGTCTTCTCTGCTGCAGTAAACTGTGAAGCACCAGTAGCATCAGTAAAGTTTGAAGAGAATACGTGTACAGTTGCACTACTAGCAGGTGTCTTCACTCCAAACGTTGCAGTAAGTTCACTCATTGTTGCACCAGTATATTTGGTATGAAATACTATGCCCAATGAACTTGCCTTTACCTTTGCACCTAATGGACTGGTAGATGGTATAGCATACGTGATTGTATTAGGTTGAAAGACTACACAAGACTCACCATTAACTTGTCCTACTGTCTTATCAGTAGTGTACAATAGATCTCCCTGTAGTATTCCTGTAAGATTAAGAGAGGGAAGATACTTTAAACACGCTTTTAATTTCTTATTTAATTCTCCTGCTTCATAGTAGAAGTCAACCAGTTCATCAGAATAACATATTTTTGGATTGTTTATATTAAAGACTGACTTAGTTCCTACAAAGAACTTTCCATTCTCAGGGTCGGTACCACATACTACAGCAGGTGCACCATCCCATTTAGTAGTAACATTTATACTACTGCTAGATGGTCCTGTCAACATCTTACCTAATGAGTTCAGGAAGTTGATAGCATTCTTACCTCCTGCTGAACCATTGTTCAGGATGTCATCTTCAAGGTGTTCGAGGTGGGTATTCTTAGACATTTAATGAAAGATAATTCTTGAGTCGTGGTCCTTTTTCTACTAGGTTACGGAAGTATCCGTTACCTTTGTTTGCTGCTGCTTCAAACTTCAGACGTAAGTTGATTAAAGATCTCTTACTATCATCACCACTAGCATTCTTATCAAGTAACTGGATGATAGGTTTGTCTGGCATTTGGTATGACTTGAAGTTGGTGGTAGCAGAACTAGACATCTTCACTTCTAATTCTAACTGTCCACCCTCCAGCAAAGCACCCAGTCTACTGAAATCGTAAACAATTGAAACATCCCCTGCCAGTTCTACGATCTTAACATTCTTTTCACCCTTAGTAGCAAAGAAATTTATACCTCTATCCAACCTCCCAAAGAAATCTGCTGCTGAAGGACCTTTAACATCCTTCTTTATCTGCTTGAAAGCCCAATCATATGCTACCTGTACAGCGTGGATGCAACGTTGCTGTTCTATCTCACCTTTCTTTAATGCTTTAGCCCAATTATTAACCACTGTCTGATCACCTGCTGGATCTCTATTCATCAATTGAGACCAGAAGAATGTCTGTTTATCCAGATCCCATCCACCAGTCTGTCCAAACTGTCCTACAGATCTCTTCAATGATACCTGTGTGATATCCATCTTCTCTCCACGTGAACCACTGATAGGAAATTCTATATCATCATTGATATGTAATTTTATATCAACCTTAGTTCCTTTCTGATTACTGTTACCATCAGCTTCAATTTTAATATTATCATACATCAGATTTGTATAACACTCTGTGGCTAGTGTACTGATCTCATTACCATTACAATAGTGACAGCAACTCTTATACATACGTGCTCTTGTCGTTACTTCAGTTGGTTTCTTACTACAGAAGAAGTCTAGATCTGCCTTTGCTAATTTAATGAATAGTATTACATCATCATCAGGTACAGCACCACCCTTATATCCAGGTGGTATAAAGTTCTTTGATTTAAATGTTAACTCTATATGGTTAACTGTCTTAGCGTTGATACAACGATGTATCATTGCTGCTAGGTCAGTAACAGTAATATCTTTATCCTTCTTCTCAAACCTAGCAGCCATAGCTGCTGCTAGTATACCTTCAGCTACATTACCCAAATTATATTTTGCTCTAGTCGTCTGTTTAATATTATCCTTATGTAAATGCGTGAGAATAATATCTGTTTCAGCAGATGTACCATACGCACCAGTATAAACAGGTAGGACAACACTACGATTTTTTTTACCCGTACCTTGGAAAGCAGCTGAAAGATCATCAGGTGTCTTTATCTTTTTCCACCTAGGATCATCGGCATTAATCGTGACAGTCTTTTTAGTCCAATCCAAACCATCTATAACCTTAAATGGTTTATGGTCTTTAATCATAGAATTAAAGGTAGTCCAGTAATCTACACTTTTATTAAGTTCACCTATGGTGATATTTGCCATTAGTTCCGCAGGTCTCCACGGTACTATTTAGAATGTATATGGGATAGGGTAACGTTGAAGGCGATGCTGTACCTGTCTTGAGGTACTGGTGACTGATCAATCCAATGCATAATCCAACTAGGAAATGCAACCAAGAGTCCTGTGACAGGTTTTACAATCATCCTGTGACTGTTCCAGTTATTAACTTCTCGTATCAAGTCTCTAGGTACCGTGTACTCTATGGCACTATGTGGATTAGCAAGGATAAGTGGTGCAGTGTTTTCATCTGCCTCTGGATAAAATACAAAACTAATCCAATGATTAGCGTGGATATGTGGTTCTGTATTGTGAGCATTCTGTGGTCCAAAACTATTCCTATTGATCCAGAAGTCACTAATCTGTGGGTTTGCTTTCTCAGATAAACCGTACAGTTCAGAAAAATGTGGGATCTTACTATTAATATAGTCAGTTAGTTCTGGAATATCTTCTTCTAGTGGACCACTTTGCCACCCATTTGTATGGTAGGAAGGTCTACTCTTCTCAAGATCAATACAGTATTGGAGAATCTTGTCACAATCTACAGGAAGAACCTCTTGTGCTAGAAAACTAGCAAAGATAGGTTGCAAGTTCATTAGAATGTACCTGGCTCCTTGTATAAATTCATAGCAAACACTCTCCTATTAGCAGGAGTAGGTGGTACACTATGCTTTAATTTACCATCAAATATAATCAACTGTCTCTCTGCTGGATGGTATTGTGCGAGATCAAATATAACAGGTGAGCATCCCTCATCCAACTTTAAAAATCCTACAGCAGAGAAGTCTGCTGGAAAATGACAATGAGGTAGAGTATAATCTCCGTGAGAATAATCAGCACCCCATACATCTCTTGTATAATATTCTATATCATTGGTACCATCATTGAGTCCACCAAAAACTCTACCACCTGTACCATATACTAAATTAGATATCATCTTACAGCACAAACAAGTGAACTCTACAGTCTTAGGCATCTGTAGATTCCACTCGGTCTGTCTTGCTTTTACATTTGTTATCTCAGGTCCCCTAATATCTAATGCCATCCATTGATCGATGGCTTCATTGGCTTCTTTTATACACTCATCAGGAAGAATGAATTCATAGATGGGTTCACCACCACCTTGCATATAGGTTGTCATTTTTTAATCCACCTAGGTAGATAAAAGATTAACCAAGCAAGAGTCCAGAAGGTTAGTAGTACCATTATGTGTAGTATCCTACTAGAGTTTACTATCAACCCTAAGGTCACAAGTCCCATCCAAAGATAGTCTAGGGTACCGTGAAATCTATACCATACATTCGCACCAAATCTATCAATGAATCCTTGCCTACGTCTTGCGAACCACGGTGACACGTGCCTCATCATAACGAAGCCTTCATTGAAAAACATAACGAAGAATCCAATCCAAAAAATCATCGTCCTGGTATGTACCTCTGTGCTTTGGTGGCTGCATCTTGTACTAATGGTATCACATCGCTCTCCACTCTCTCAATTATTTCATCAACAACACTTACATCTATGTCCATAAATGGTGGAATGATACCAAGGATACGAAGAAGACCGTCAACAAATAATGCTAGGCATATAAATCCAAGGATCATACTAATAATAGTAGCCTTAAAATTATGCTCTGCCATTGACTTCTCATCAATTGCACGTGCCTCATCAACAGCAGCAGCGATTAATTTATCCACCTCCTCTTTTGTATAGGAGATGTTTTTTATCATCTCTTCGGTCATTGGTCTAGGTTACCGATCACCTTCAGCTCGGTTCTCGGATTTAGTAACGGTAAATTCACCTTCTGGATACCTTGCTGCTAACTTAACAGTATTGCGGAAGAATACTTCCTCTAACCTTAAGTTTAAAGCGAGACAAGCTTGAGCACTGTACCATAATATATCACCCAGTTCTGTCATCAAATGATCTCGGACATCTGCATTATATTCTTTGCCCTGAAACTTAATCTTTTTAACAAGTTCCATAAACTCACCTGCTTCAGCAACTAACCCTGAGGCAGCGGTATCTAGTCTTTCAATTTTACATCCTGCTTTATGTAGCTCCTCGTACCTTTTTAATAGTGAATCGTAATCCTTAGAGGGATCACTTGTTACGAGGTCAACAAAATCGATATACTTATCAAGATCGATTTCTAACTTCTCTTTATGGGTTGCTTTCTCAACAACTTTCTTAGCTGAGGGGGTACCAAAGCCAGGAAAATCATTGGGCATTCCTTCTACATCGATAGTCATACTTTAAAATCGTTAAATTTACTTTTCCCAAAGACATTGACTATGTTATCATCGGACTCATCATCCTTCTGACCAGAATCAATAATCTTGGCTTGATCCTTACAATCATACAACCTCATCTTGTTTCTGTCAATGCCAACTACAAATCTCTTATTCATTGTAGGGTCATTATATCTATTCTTCAACTGCTTAACCATTAGCTTTCCTTCTCCTTCCAATTCCTCGCTAGAAATGAGAGCGAACATAAGGTCAGCAGTAGCAGGAAGTCCGAAAGATTCAGATGTGTCGGTAAGGTCAGGATCGCTAGAAGCGAACCCAGAACGAGTAGTTTGAGTAGCACTGACAATCGGTACGTTACACTCTCCAGCAAGACCACGAAGCTCTTCAGCAATCGCTTTAACATACGTATAAGAATTGACAATCGCACCTTTGAACCTCGTACTAGAACAGATGTTAAGATAATCTACAAATATTATATCAGGTACAAAGGACTTTTTAATTGATAGCTCTTGCAACAGTGCTTTGAAATGTCCACAATGTGCTGAGGCAGTAGGGTACTCT